TGCCGATGAGTCCATTGCTTCTCCAGTTGGTGCATCGTATAAGTTGTCAACTAATACAGTTGAGTTTGCTGTAAACGATCCATAACTGTGTGCTGTTGTAGTACTGAATCCTGCTGTTGCAAGTGGTGTACCTTGTGTGTCAACCATTCTAATGTCTCCACCAAGTGCGTGTGTAATTTTAATTGCACCTGCATATGTACCTGTTGCAACAACTTCTGCACTCACGTTTACTAAACCTGCATTGTTAACAGCCGCTACAAAGTCAGTGTTGTCTGCGATTGTTGAACCATCTAAGTTTGCAACTGTGATAGTTTTTGCACTTGATAAAGTTTCAGAACCTTTCAATGTTTCTTGTATTGAGAAAGTTCCTTGTAATCCTGTTGGATGTGCTGTTTTAGATTGTACAACTGTTTTGCCACCTTCGTATCTGAATAATGTAAAGTCAGCAACGTTAGGTAAAGCATCAAAACCTGATTCTTCAGTGATGTTGTATTGTCCATAAAGTGTTCCAGTTTTAATTGCTGTTCCACCTGTTGTTGGATCTAAATTGTAAAGTGCTGATGTATGTGTTGCATACATTGGAGCAGATACATCACCAAAAGATGCTGATGCTGAACTGTAAAGTTTAACTTTTAAGTTAGCACCTGAATTTGGTGAAGTTGATTTAAACCAAACTGAACCATTAGGTCTTGGAGTTGTGTCTCCTGTTTTCCATTCAGGTCTTGAAGTGTGTGGTGCCTGATATAATAATGGACCGTTGTATGTTCCTGCTGTCAAACCAATATCAGTTAAAAGTGTTCCTGAGTTGTTTGCTAGTGTAATTTTTCCGTCTGCTACTGAACCATTTGATTTTGCTTCTGGTGTTGCATAGATTTCTAAGAAACCAGTTGTTGAATCAACTGCCGCTGTAATTCCTGATATGTTTGCAGAATTAATTTGCGAAGCCATATTAGCAAATGTAGTTGAACTTGATGATACGTTTGTACCGTTAATTGTTATTGAATGACCAGATGTTATTGACTGATTACTTTTAGTTGAAGTAATTGTTGCCATGCAAGTGAACCAACCTGTGCCCAAGATCCTGTGTCATTTTTGTAGTAGATCTTGTTTGAATTGTGTGTTGTGTTGATTGCGTAATCACCGTTGCTTCCAACGTGTGGTTTAGGTGCTCCAGTTGCCACATCACCTACTAGGTCAGCAAGTTTTGTGATCAATAATGGAGTTTTTGTTGTAAATTTTTGATTAGTAGATGACCATTCAAATAAACCAAAAGAAGATGATGCAAGGTCGAACCAATAAGTTCCATCTGTTGGGTTTGAAGTTGGTGCAGATGAACTGCCCATTAAATCTGCTAAATCTATGTTTGCTCTTAATACATATGCTCTGTTGGCAATTCCTAAGAATGAGTACGCCGCTTGTAAACCATATTCGTTTAGTTCGTAACCATTTAATGAATTTCCTGATGCATCTGTGTAGAATTTTGGATCCCCAAAAGTCTCTGTTAATTCTCTTTGTGAAGTAATCAAGTAAACATTGTTTGCGTTTGTTGTTTGAGTTCCTGATGCTATAGATGAACCTGAACCTGCTGTTTTATCCTGTGCAGATGCAACTATGAATAATGGTGTAGTACCTGCGTCTGCTGGTACGTAAAAACTCTCATCTATGACGCTTACTGCTACTCCTGGACTAGTTAGTGTTGCCATAATTTTGTTTCTCCTTGCAATTTAACAAATTATTTGTATCTTTAAATATGTTAATACTATTTAGCGGCTACAACGGTTTTTACGACAAAATAAATGCAATTTTGGTGCCTATATAGGTGACTTAAATACAAATATGAACAGCGGATTAAGACCCTTATGCGTACAATGTAAAACAAATCCCAGAGCCATGGGTTATCGCAGAGGCACCAAAATATACTGGAGAAGACATTGTGATACTTGCATTCGCAAGAACAAAAATCTTAAAATAGGCGGTATAACACCACTGCAACGTTCTGGATATACTAAAAAACGTAAGTGTGAATTGTGTGGATTTAAAGCACGTGAGCAAATACAACTAGATGTGTTGTTTATTGACGGCAATAAAAACAATACAAATGATGTTAATTTAAAGACTGTGTGTGCAAATTGCCAAAGATTAGCAAGTGTTAAGCGGCTTCGTTGGACTGTGGGTGATCTTGAAGTTGATGGATAATGTCATCAACACTATCATTTAAATCATCTAAAGTACCGTTATTTTCTATAGTGTAATCAAACTTAGAACTCATCCAATCCCATTCTGATTTATGCCTGCCATTAGATGTCATCCACTCTTGCGAAGGCAATTCTCCTCTTTTTACCAGAATAATTACACCATTGTTTTCACGTATGGTTTTAATTTCGTTCATGAACCTAGTGTCTGAAATTACAGTATTATCGCCTTTGTATCTATTAATAACTGAATCAATCCATATTGCATCATACATATTTTGTCGCATAACTTCTGTACCAAAATATTGTAATACCCAACGAGGTGTTACTTCTTTGCCAAATTTTTTACTCCAAAATTCATCTGGTTGTTCTCTCCATGCTCGACTTTCTTTTGTGTCACCTTCGAGCATTTTTCTATCCCAATTGAACATGGAACTTACTGCATCTTTTAGACTTTTTGCAAATGAATCTCTTTTATATCCGTGATGTGTGACCAGTCTTTCTGCAACTGTGTCTTTTCCTGAACCTATTAAACCACAAATACCTATAAGCATTTGTATAGTATACTATTTTTTTAGACGTTTTGCAATCTCTTCTTTTGCTTCTTGAACTGCACCTAAAACTTGTCTTCTTAGGTGTGGATCGTGGGCGGCTCTTTTAGCATCGTTTTCCAAATGCTTTACCATAAATTCTAATTCGTCGGCTTTTAGGTCGCTATAACTTCTACAACGTTCGTCTCTTGCTCCGGAATCTACTGTTACATTTACTTTCGGCATAGTAATAGTATTTAAAAAGGAATGTTATTGAATTAACCTATCACAAAACTATGTGGAGTTCCACCTTCTTCAAAATTACCTATTTCTGAATCAAGTTTTTCCATCATTGCTAAACCTTCGCTTTTTAGTGCTTCTCCGTTTAGCGATGTTCCACCTTGTGGTCCTGCAATAGTATTAAACTTTCCTCTCGCTTCACCTAACATGGTTTTACATACGGCTAGAGTATAATCTCTAATCCATGGTTTTGAATATATGTCTTTGAATAATGTTATATCTGGTCTAAAATTATCTGTATGCATAAGAACAGTTTCGTCATCTGCTCTTGGTCTTTGTGTGATTGTTAATTTTTTAGTTGCCACATCAAAGTGAAATTGTATAAATGAGCCAAATAATTTTCCAACTAATTCTTGATATGATGCAAAAGCATAGTAAGTTGCCAAACCGCCTGTTGCACCTGCTCTTAAAAGATATGTATTTGTGTATGCAAGATTGAATGGTTCAAATAGTGTTCCACCTTCTCCGCCCTCTGTTCTTGATCCAACTGTTCTTCTGAATAATTTTCTAACGTTGATTATTTCATCTGGTAAAATATATGTGTTTTGGTTTTTCTTTAATGTTAAAAATGCATAGGATTCTTCCACAGCATTTGACGATCTTTGTCTAAATCTATTCACTGCTCTTTCCAGTGCAGTTTGATAGTGTTTTGGATCCAATTCAACGTCAATCATACCTTCACCGAGGTTGTTTTTGACGTAATCGAATATCTCCTGTTGACCTGTTTGTAATTCTGACATATACATATTTACCACATGGTTCGCTTTCAATAAATATGTGTGATATGCCAAGATTATCTTTATTCAAACCAGAAAAAGGAAACGATTACAAATTTCACGATCGTAACATAAATGAGATGTTTCAGGTGGGCGGAACTGACCTGAATCTTCACAAGTATATAGGCCCGTATGATCAGGGTGAAACGAATAAAGACGGAGATGCTAGTCCAACACAACCTAATTATTCTGGCAGTGAAATAAACGAATTAACAATACAAGATTTGCTTTTTTTAGAAAACAGAGATAGAAAATACGCACCAGATGTATACACAATTAGAGGAATTTATAATGTGCAAGATGCAGATTTTAACCTATCTCAGTTTGGAATGTTTTTACAAAATGACACACTATTTTTAACAGTTCATTTAAATGATACTGTAGAAAGATTAGGTAGAAAACCTATGTCAGGAGATGTTATAGAATTCCCCCACATGAAAGATGATTATTCATTAGATAAAAATATACCAATTGCACTAAAAAGATTTTATGTTGTTGAAGATGTAAACAGAGCCGCAGAAGGATTTTCACAAACATGGTGGCCACATTTGTTAAGATTAAAAATGAAAACTTTAGTTGATTCTCAAGAATTTAGAGATATTTTAGGTGACGCAACAACAGACGGATCACTTGCAAGTTATATGTCTTCGTTCAATAAAGAAAAACAAATCAATGATGCAATAGTAAATCAAGCAGAAGCAGATGCACCTAAATCAGGATTTAATTATAAGCAATATTATGTTACTCCTATTGATGAAAAAGGAAATGTAAGACTCGATAATGTTAATAATAAAACAGATAGAGTTTCAAATGATAAACCTATTAATTCAACAATAGATACTCCAGCAAGTTCATCTTATGGATTTTATTATGACGGAGATGGTGTTGCACCTAACGGTTATCCTACAGGGTTTGGAACTTCATTTCCAACTACAAATAAAAATAAAGGTGATTATTTCTTAAGAACTGATTTCTTACCTAATAGATTATTCCGTTATGATGGTACAAGATGGATAAAAGTAGAAGATTCAATTAGGTTAACAACAACAAATAACGACACAAGAAAGAACTTTAAATCACAATTTGTTAATACATCTGGCACAAAAACTATTAATGGTTTAACTGTTGAACAAAGACAATCATTATCAGATGCATTAAAACCAAAGGCTGACAATTAATGCTACATTTTTACGAAGGACAAGTTAGAAAATTTGTAACTCAATTCATTAGGGTGTTGAGTAACTTTTCTATTGAAATGGGTAAAGGTAAAAATGGCGAAGTAAATTTGCGTCAAGTACCTGTAATTTACGGAGATATGACAAGGCAAGTAGCAAATATTATCAAAAACAATTCAGAAAACTTTTTACAATCAGCACCGAGAATTGCGGCATACATATCAGGTTTAGAATATGACAGAGATAGAATGCAAAATCCTTATCATATAGAAAAACAACATTTAAAAGAAAGACATTACGACGAAACTACAAAACAATACACAAATAAATTAGGTGCAGGATACACAATTCAAAAAGTTATGCCTTCTCCATTTAGATTAAATGTTACAGCAGACATATTCTCAACAAACACAGATATGAAATTACAAATTTTAGAACAAATTTTATATCTGTTCAATCCAGATTTTGAAATACAAAAAACAGACAACTATATTGATTGGACTAGTTTAAGTTATATTGAACTTACAGGTATAACATTTAGTTCAAGAACGATTCCCGTTGGCGCAGACACGGAAATTGACGTTGCAACAATGCAATTTTCAATGCCAATATGGTTATCACCGCCTGTTAAAGTTTCTAAATTAGGTGTGATACAAAAAATTATAATGAGCATATACGACGATGATGGCACAGGTGCAATGAACAAAGGGTTAATAGATGGTTCGTTAATATCAAGAAGTTATATTACACCAAAACAATACCATGTTTTACTGACAGGAAATCAATTAAGATTATTAGGTACTACAGGCACAAATGCAAAAACAGGTGGAGATGGATTTCATACCAATGTTGATCACGGTAATAAACTAGATCCATTTGTAACTTATGGTCCACCTTTAAATTGGCATACAATTTTAAATCAATATGGAAAAATTACAAACGGTGTTTCTCAAATTAAATTACAAACGCCAGAAGGAAAAGAAATTGTAGGGACAATAGCAACATCAACGTTAGATGATTCTATTTTAATGTTCAATATTGATAGCGATACTATTCCTGCTAACACCCCTGCATT